ATCTCGGTCGTGAGGCTCGTGGGGCGGCCGCACAGGCGCGCCAGCGAGGAGGAGACTAGGAAGGGAGCAAGGGAAGAGACTGGAGAGAAGGAGCCCAGGGGCGACCGGGAGCTCGCACCGATGCCCTGAACAGTCCACATATATCCATTCATCCTATTTTAGAGCATATGCTCAGGCTGCCAGATGGTGTGACCCTCGACGACGTGTTCGCGGAGCTGCCCGACATAGGCAATGACCCGGACGTCCGGGCGATGGTCACCGACATGTATGAGAGCGGGTGCTCGGTGTACAGGGCCGCGGCCAACAGGTTCGCCACGGGCGAGACCCGGCGCGCCTATGAGACGCTCTACTACCACCTGTTCCGCGCCCAGCGGAGGATCTACCAAACGTTCGACACCCCGGTCGACAAGATCATCGAGACCCTGATGACGGACGGCCAGATAGTGGTCAACCGCGAGAGGATACCCGAGATCGAGCTCGCATGCAAGACCCTGGGGATCCCGGTGACGCTGAAGACCCACATATCCGTGCAGCGGGGGTGACCTGGTGACCGAAGCCCCGGCCGTGGCCCAGGAGGACTGGGAGCGGCTGCCGAACGAGCCCGACCTGGCGTGGGCGGCGTTCAAGGCGTTCCGCGACATGGGCGCCAAGTCCAGGGTGATCAAGGCCGTGGCCGACGGCATGGGCCGCCGGCCCACGCAGGTCTACAAGTGGGCAAGCGCGTACCGCTGGCGCGAGAGGGCAGAGGCCTACGACCGGTTCCTCGACGCCCAGGACGTGCGGTACGCCGAGGAGCTCCGCCAGCAGGGGCTCGAGCGCCGGTCCAAGGTGGCCGACATGATGCTCGACGTCGCCGAGGCCCAGCTCAGGAAGTGGATCGACGACTCAGTCATGGGGATCTCGCCCAAGATCACGCCGGCCGACGTGGCCCGGCTGGTCGAGGCCGGGGTCAGGATCCAGAGGCTCGAGAACGGCGAGTCGACCGAGAACCTCGGGGTCTCCGGCCGGATCACGACCATTCCCGACGCCGAGCTCCTCGACCGCGCCCGGGAGATCCTCAGCCGCGAGGTGAAGCGGTGAGCGGCCGCGGGCCGATCGGNAGCCGCCTCGAGCGTGCCATGGCGCAGGCGAGCCCGGCCGGGTTCGCGCAGATCACGTCCAATGGCCGGTGGAGGATGGCTCCGCACCTGCAGCTGGTCGACCAGGCCCTGGTCAGGATCGCCCGCGGCGAGTCCGACCGGGTGCTCATCTGCATGCCACCGCGGCACGGCAAGTCCGAGCTGGTCTCCGCCAACACGCCGCCGTGGTTCCTGGGGATGTTCCCCGACAAGCGGGTCCTGCTGACCTCCTACGAGGCCGANTTCGCGGCCCAGTGGGGGCGCCGCGCGCGGGCACTGATCAACGAGTTCGGGGGCCTGTTCCCCGAGCCGATCGCCGTGGACCCCGAGTCGGCGTCGGCGTCGCGGTGGAACATCCTCGGGCACCGGGGCGGGATGCAGACGGCCGGCATNGGCGGCCCGCTGACTGGCAAGGGCGCCGACCTGGCCATCATCGACGACCCGATCAAGAACGCCGAGGAGGCCTCCTCGCAGAGGGTCCGGGACGCTCACTGGGACTGGTACCAGTCGACCCTGTACACCCGGCTCGAGCCGGGCGGGGCGATCCTGCTGATCATGACCCGNTGGAACGAGGACGACCTCGCGGGCCGGCTCCTCGAGGAGGCGCGCAACGGGGGCGACCAGTGGGAGGTGATCTCGCTGCCTGCCCTGGCGGAGGGGCCGGACGCCCTCGGGCGCGAGGAGGGGCAGGCCCTGTGGCCGTCACGGTACCCGGNCCAGAAGCTGCACGCCATCCGGCGCACCCTGGGGTCGTTCTGGTTCGCGGGGCTGTATCAGCAGCGCCCGGCGCCGATCGGGGGCGGGCTGTTCAAGCGCCACTGGTTCGAGATCGTGGACTCGTATCCGGCCCGGTGCTCGAGGGTGCGCCACTGGGACCTGGCCGCCACCGCGGGCGGCGGGGACTGGACCGTGGGGCTCCTCNTGGCCGAGCGCGACGGGGTGTTCTACATCGTCGACATCCGCAGGGACCAGCTCGATCCGGCCGGGGTGGAGTCCCTGGTCAGGAACACGGCCGCGATGGACGGCCACGAGACCGCGATCCAGATGGAACAGGAGCCCGGGTCGTCCGGGCGGAACACGATCGACCACTACGCCCGGAGGGTGCTCCTGGGCTACAACTTCAGGGGGGTCCGGGCGACCGGGAGCAAGGTGGAGCGGGCGAGACCCGTTGNGGCCGCGGCCGAGGCCGGGAACATCAAGATCGTCCGAGGGCCGTGGAATTCGGCGTTCCTGGACGAGATCACGGTGTTCCCCAACGGCAGGCACGACGACCAGGTCGACGGCCTCACCGGGGCCTTCNCCGGGCTGACGCTCTACGGCGGCGCCCGGGGGGAGGTGGCCGGGATGGNCGAGGCCNTCGGCGAGCAGATCGCCTGGGAGCACGACGACCCGGGGGTCTACGAGTGGGGCGATGATATACCCGGGATGTGACGTTTGAGACACAAACCGTGCGGGGAGTGAGAATGGNAAAGGGAGTCAGATCAGCAGAGCCCAGGGGTGAGGAGGGCACGCTCTACGTGTCCTCTGCGGGCCAGACGTTCACCCAGCCGAGGATCGACGCGGACCGGATCCTGAAGTACCAGGACAACATCTACCTGGCCGGTGCGCTGGACAAGCAGCAGCGGATCCTCTTCCAGGACCGCAAGCGGTTCGCGGTCCGGGGGATCGACNAGAACGGGGAGGACGTGCCCGAACTCACGTCGGCGCTGACCGCGATGTGCAGGCGGCCCGAGGTGGACCTCTGGTTCAGCATGCAGGTCGCGTGGCGCGAGTCGGCCACGTGGGGGCCGGCGCTGTTCAACCCGGTGTGGAACTGGGAGGGGGGCGAGTACGTCCTGCAGCGCCTCCGCCACCTGCCGTCGGAGACGTTCTCCAGCGCGGGCGGCGCCATGTCGGTCATCCGAAACCCGATACTCCCGGGGATATGCCTCGACGAGGATGGGGAGGTGCAGTTCTGGCAGACCCAGCCGAACGGCACGGTCCGCAGGTTGACCAACGTGGTCATGATGAGCGACCCGGTGCGCCGGGGCCTGCTCGGGGGCAAGCCGCTGATCCTGCCGGTGATCCCGGTCATCACCATGCTGAACTTCAGCTGGACCGGGCAGATGCAGCAGAACAACCGGCTCGGGGCCGGGGGGCTGTTCTTCATCAGGGTCACGAACCCGATCGGTGACGACAAGCAGTACGCCCAGCAGATCATCAAGAACATCAGCCGGGGCGTGGGGTATCAGCTGCGCCAGAACATGGAGATCGTGAACCTGGGGATCACCGAGACCACCACGGCGGCGGAGACCATCGGGATCCTCGACAGCCTGATCGCCAACTACTTCTCGCCCAGCTCCGCGATCTCCAGGGAGGGCACGCTGATCGGCGGGTCGGCCGAGCCGGAGTACGACCTCTACATGTCCTACGTCATGGGCCAGCAGAGCTGGGTGGAGGCCGCGTTCGAGAGGCTGCTCGACCCCTACCTGGCTGCCAACGGGTGGGACGGGTGCAGCGTGGTCGTCGACATACCCGAGCCGAGCGCCGACATGACAAAGGCGTGGATCGACGTGGTCAAGGCCGGGTACGAGACCAAGACAATGGGGCTGAACGAGCGGCGTGAGGCCCTGTCCCGGTGCGGCATCGAGCTCGGCAACCTCACGCCCGAGGAGCAGGCGGCGCTCATGGAAGAGTTCGGGGTCCTCTCCGACACGGCCCAGGAGATGGGCATGCGCCGGGCAGAGCTCATGACCCGCATCGCCGGGATCGACCGGCTCGACCCATACGCCCTGGTGTCCCAGGACGACCAGGTGAGGTTCTTCCGGCAGGCGCTCGGGCTGCCGCGCGAGGGCGCCCGGGAGGAGTAGATGGCGCGCAGGCTCTCGCCGCAGATCCGGAACGACCCGACCCGGACGCTCCGGCTGATCGAGAAGAACGAGCGGGCCGCGGCGAGGCTGGTCCGCGCCTACTACGCCGACGTGGTCGGGGTGGTCCGCGAGGAGATCAGGGTGCACACCGGGGTCGAGCTGGACATCCTGGACGGCATGCTCCGGCGCACCGACGACCTGGCCCGCCTGCTCGGCGAGGACCTGGCCGAGCTGGCCGAGAGCGGCACGTGGGACGGCTACGCCGCGGGCTATCGGTTCGGGTCGGTGGCGCTGGGCGCCGAGATCGGCGAGCGCCATGGGGCGTGGCGCAAGATCGGTGTCCTGGTCGAGTCGTACCAGGGCGAGTTCGCTGGCATGACCGCGGACATGTCCAAGGACGTCCGGCGCGTGATCTCCGATGGCATGCTGAACGAGCGCTCGCAGGGCCAGATGATCGAGGAGATCATGGCCCGGTCCGACGCATCGGTGCAGCGGGCCGAGACGATCGTGCGAACGGAGATCATGCGGGCCACGAACGCCGGGGTCACGGACCGGTACGTCGAGGCCGGGGTGGACGTGGTGGAGTGGGTCACCTGCGGCGACTCCCGGGCCTGCAGCAGTTGCGCGGACCTGGACGGCCGGAGGTTCCCGATCGGGGACGCGCCGCCGAGGCCGCTGCACCCTCGGTGCCGGTGCACGGTGGTGCCCGTGATCACCGCCCCGGGGAAGGCCGCGCCCAAGACGGAGTCCTGGGAGGACATGCAGCGCGGCGCCCGGGACGGGCCCGGGGTGGTGCACTGATGGCGTTCTCCCCGCCGTTCAGCCTCGCCGAGCACATCCACGTCCAGGTGTGCCGGGTGGCGTATCCCGAGATGTCGTATGGCGACATCGCCCGGCGGCTCAACCTCATTTTTAGGGACNACAACGGCGGGTGCCGGACCCGGNATGGCGTCTACACGCACATCCGGCGAGGGCGCAGGCCTGCACTAGTTCGATAAGTATATGTGCCCGCGTCGATCACCATGNNATGGTGAGAGATGTGACAGACACTAAAGCCAGTAAGGGAGATACGAGAGGATTCGCGCTCTTCCGGGTGNNCACGNTACGCCCGATCCAGGGCTCCAGCGTGGCGTACTGGGTGCTGCCCTCCGGGGCCGAGGGGCTGACCGAGGTCCGCGAGTGGTGCAGGACGCGCAACGCCCAGGGCACCGCGGCGGACTTCAAGATGGTGGTGGCCCACATGACCGAGGCCCAGCTCAGGCAGCTGGTGGACAACGGCACCAGGGCGCTAGAGGAGGCCGGAGAACCATGAGCGAGGGCTGCTGCGACGACCTGCCCGAGCCGATCGGGGGCATCCTGCGGCGCCGGATGGCGCTCGCCTCGTGCCGCTACCGACGGTACCAGCGCATGCTGAGGGAGGCGGGGTCGCGCACCAGCTGCGCGACCCTGGAGGCCTGGACCGACGCCCGGGACCACTGGGCCTCCGAGGTGAGGAGCCTCGAGGCCGACGCCCGGGTGATCGGCGTCCGGTCGAGGTTCGACCACACGGCCCGGGCGCTCGGCTACCCGGACTGGCCGCACCTGCAGGCCCGCTCGTACGCACAGCTCCCGCCCGAGGAGCTCGCCGCCAGGCGCGAGGCGCTGCGGGGAAGGGCCGTGGGAGGCGCGCCATGACGCCGGATCCGCGCGTCAGCCTGCGCCTGCTCGGGGAGAACATGGAGCACAGCTTCTTCTGCTGCATGCCCCCCTGGCGGTCGCTCGTCGAGATCGAGGAGGGCCGCGTCCTGGTGGGCATCAGCAAGCAGGGCGTGCCGAAGCTCGCGGTCTGCGACCCGGTCACCAAGAGGTGGAGCATCTACGAGATCGTCATCGACGCCAGCGGCGCCGAGGGCCTGGAGGAGCCATGAGGCTGGTGTGCCCGGACTGCGGCGGCACCGGGGGCTCGCGGAGGTGGGGCGATGAGCGATGACCGGGAGAGCGGCTGCGAGGCGGCCGCGCGGATCCGGGCGAGGGACCTGCGCCACACCAGCCCCCACTGCGGCGGGGGCGGCCAGACCCGGCTGACGGGGCTGTTCGGGGAGCGTGCGAGCGAGAGGGGTGGCGAACAAGCCTCCTCCACCTCGCAAAATATTTGTGTGAGACGATTCAGAAAGGAGTTATGGTGAACGACATGGAAAACACCGAACTGAGACACGAGCGCGGGCGGCCGGAGGTCTGGCTGATCCTGCGCGAGAGCGACGGGCGCATGGTGGACGCGAGGGCGTTCGCGATCACGAACGAGGACGACTACGACGAGATCTGCGAGGTCTGCGCCGACGTGTCCAACGGGGCCGACGGCGCGGTGGTCCAGCGCCCCGTCCTGGTCGGCAGCGCCGACGGGGAGGACGAGGCCGAGAGGATGGCACGCGCGGTCAACGTGGCCGTGCACGCGGTGAGGCCCGAGTGGGGCCGCGCCTACCCGGCCGGGCCCGAGCGGGGGTGGTCCTGATGGCGTACGAGAGGTCGCTGCGCACGCGGTTCATGGCCCGGATCGAGGAGCTCGGGTGCACCGTGGAGGAGACCAGGCCCGTCCACGTGTGGGGCCAGCCGGGGGTCATCCTCATCACGGCGCCCGCGGGCCGGACCCTCGCGGCGACCAACGAGGGCAGCATCTCCGTGGAGCACGGCTCGTGCATAGGCGTCTCCAAGGAGGACGCCTACGCCGAGGCGCTGCGCATGCTCGAGGCCGGGCTGATGCCCAAGGGTGGGGTGCGGAACCCACCGATCCGGGCGAAGAGGTTCATGGAGTTCCTCGAGGCCCGGCGCGGCGAGCTGCAGGCGACCCTCGACGGGCTCGGCCCGAAGGACAGGGGGCTGCGGATCGAGACCCGGGCGCGGATCGCCGAGGTCGAGGTGCTCATGCGCCGCGTCCGCACGGAGTTCATCTACGTGGAGGCGAGCGAGTGATCACCCGTGACCAGGCCCTGGAGCAGATCCGGGCCGCCCTGGCCTCCTGCGTCCCGGAGACGCCCGAGGAGGAGATCGCGTACCTGCTGGAGGTGCTGGACCAGGGCACCGGGTGCCCGTACGGCGCCGCGTGCGACGCGTGCGCGTGGGACCTGGGCGGCCAGTGCGCCCGGGCGTTCGTCCGGCGGCTGGTCCAGGGCGTCCGCGACGCCGGGGGTGCCGCGCGATGATGAGCGCCAGCCGGCGCCCGTCGCCTGCTGCCCGGGAGCCCAGGTACGCCTACGTCGGGCCGGCCGAGGCCGTCACCGTGTGCCCGCTCAGGGGCCGGCGCGACTACGAGGGGCCGTGTGGCGACGGCAGCTGCCCAGGCATGATCCGTGGCCGGTGCATGTTCGTGGGCGGCGAGCCCGTCCGGGCGGCCGAGGGGATGTTCGTGGAGGGGCGATGCCGATAGTCGGGCGTCACACGGTCGAGCTCTGCTGCTACGTGGAGCACGCGACCGGCGCGACGCTGCCAAGGGGGTCCATGCTGTGAGGTACTTCGGCCAGCCAAGGCACACCGGGGACCAGCAGTGCGACATGTGCGGGTGCTGGGTCCACGGGGAGCGGATGCACCTG